ATATAATTAAACTATTACGGAAAGTTCTAAGACCTACAATCTCTGTATCAACTTTAATAGTTCCTCCACCATTACCTGATTGAAAATCATTAGTTTGGTTTGGGCCCATGAAACTAACCTCTTGTATATTACTAGAGTGTCCTGCAAAAAATATATGATTCTTAAATATTTCTACAAACTTAAAATTAGAAGTACCTGTAGCATTAACAACAGTAGTGCTAAAAGATGTATTTAATATTTGTGGGTTAGATGTGCCTGTAGTAATAACAATTTTATCTGTGCCATCAAAGTTAAATAATCTATGTTCATAATTTTGTGTAGGTGTTCCTAAACTTGTAATAGTAGATGTCCAACTTCCTGAACCTGAACTACCTCTATGAATACTGCCACCTCTACCTGCTAAAACTACATCATTAAAGATTGCACTAAAAACAACTCTTTCTGTAGAAGCAGAAACTTGTGGAACTATATTGCTATTAAATTTTGTAGTCCCTAATATTTTTTTGTAGCCACCCTCAATGTCTGGTTCAAAGTTTTGTAGTTGTAGGGCCTCACCGGGAGACATAGAAAATACATCTTTGTTTAAAATTAATCCGCCACCTAAACTAACAACTGAAGGTTGTACTTGTGCCATTTTAGGTTACAGTTAATACTGATGTGTTACTTGTTGTTCTATTACTAGTATTAAGATTTACTCTAGTATCTTTCATATATTCAATATGATTTAACATTTCTACTCTAATTCTTTTAACACCTGCTTCATATTCTGCATTAGATATATTAGCCATAGGAACATCATTCTTTAATTTATATAAATAATATTTTGCTCTATTAACTACTACATCAGCATAGTGGTCTGGTAAATCCATAGTATCTGTAGCTGCAGATAATTCTGTGTGTGTTTTATAGTATTCATAAAATACTGTGTAATCATCAAACTTAGGTATAGGTGATAATCCAAAACTTTTATGGTCTGGTGTTCTATAAACAAATAAAGGTTTACCATATTGTGAATCATTAGCTGCTACATCTTTTCTAAATGCACCTTGTAAAAAACCATCATATGTCATTGGTTTTAATTTTACTGCTTCTTCTTGTCTTTTAACTCTAACATAATCTACATCCATATTAGTTGCAGTTGTAGTATTATTTAAAGTTACAAAAGTTGTAGCTGCAGTTGCTGTAAATGTTGTTGATAATATTTCACCATTACCAAAATCTGTAACTGTAATTGTACTATTTAAATTTTGTGTTCCTTCTGCTGCAGTTCCTACTTGAACTTTAAAAGCTTGTCCTGTAGAGTTTGAATCAAATGCTCTAACAGATATGTTATAAGTTTCTCCTACAATAGTAGATATAGATTGATGTGCTGCAAAATCATTTAGTCTTAATCTACCATTACCTGCAGAGTTATAAGCTGCACTACCAGAACCTGCTATTGTTGTCCAACTACTTATATCAGATGTAAACTCACCATTAGTAATTAAATTAGTAGGTGATATTCTAAATGAATCAAAGTTTGCTTTTCTAAATGCTGCAGGAAAATCATACTCTTGTTGTCCTGTTATAGCAACTTGAGTACCATCTGTATGTAACCAAGGCCACTCTACTTCTGACATATATAAATCGTTAATAGCTTTGTTAATAAAATTTTTAACAGAAGTTTGTACACCTCTACTTGAAGTAAAGTTAGAACTTGTAAGTTCTACTTCATTCAATTCATTTAATACAAAATTAGTTAATTCTAAATATGTCCTTGTTGTTGCCATTTAATTCCTTGGGTTTGATTTGAAAGTTTTTTAATTTCTTGTTCAGTCATACAAGCTATCATTTTGCTATTTATAGTTGTAGAGGGAAATTGGTCTTCTATTGACTGTTCTACTATATCATTATTTTTTTCTAAAAAAGCAGTACAAACATTCATTTTATTAAATGCTGCATACTGATAAGTAAACACATTAGGGTTTATTTGATTATTAAAAATAATTATAACTGCAATAAAAAATTTCATTATTAAGAGAGGGGTATAAACCCCTCCCTATGTATCTGCATAATATTACGCAAATGATACCTTTTGTGTTTCTGAATCGCCTTCTCCATCGAAATCAGCAAGTACACAGAATACTCTGACTTTTGCGTCAATAGCACCTGTTGCAATTACTAAGTCGATAGTGTCAGCAGCAGCGTATACACCATAACCGACAGATGTTGTTCCCATTGCACTAGTACCTGCTCTTTCTCTGGTTACTTCCATACCTGCAGTTGGAGTTGAAGCTGTGACGTATCTATCTACGTCTGCTCCATCACCAAGAGATAGTGTTCCGGAATTACCCGCACCATCAGCAGTTAGGACATCCATACCTGCATACAAACATAAAGTGTTTGCAGGAACTTCGATTACTTGTACAACATCGCCTGATGCGTTAGTGAAAGCAGAAAAGTCTACAACTTGTGTGACCATTCTTACAGGCTTACCTGTTGGTAGACTAGCGGCTGTAGACGCATTACCTGTTACTGTTAAAGTTGCCATTTAATGTTTACCTCCTATTAGTCTATTAAGATGTGTGAAAGAACTAAAGCATTATCTCTTAATACTTTTCTTCCATACACGTGAAGACCTCTAACTACATCAGAAAAAGTTTCAGGATGTCTGATAACTTCTATCTTTGCGATGTGATTAGCTGTCGCTGTAGATGACATATGTCCACCTAATACTTTGAAGAAGTTCGAAGTTGAACTTGCTGCGAAGTTATTTGTCATATATACATCCATGTTCATAATCTTACCATTGATAACTTTACCATTTCTTAATGGTGCTGCGTTACCTGTGGTATCACTCATTAGTTTGCTAGATGCTTGACCTAACTGTTCCACAAATTCTGGACCTGCTAAGAACCATCTATTCTCTTCAGGTACATCGGCTGCATTAAGCAGTCTGTTATGTTTAGAAATTGTGTCAACTGGGTCAATCTCGCCTGAAGCAAAACCAACATCTTGGTCTTGTCCAGAGCCTGAGTCTGCTCCTAGTAAGTGGTCAGGTGAAGATGAACTTACACCTGCTACCATTGCTGCGATTACGTTTTTGTCATAAGCGTTCTTAAGTGCATAAGCACCAGAAGAAGTTGCAACACTTTCAAAGTTAATATGAGAATGTCTCTCCTCGATATCATCAACTTTAAACGAAAATGCGTTTGCTTGGTCGACAGTCAATTGGATTTGGTCATCAGTGATATCTTGTGTATCGACAACCGCACCTCTTGAGTACGCACTAACAGAAATAGTAGGTTCTTTGATTATGTTGACTGTGTCTCCAAAAGCTTCAATTTCACCGGCATAGTCAGTATTAGTAATTGCTTCTACTACTGATGCAGTTCTAAAGAACTTCTGGACTTTTTGGGAATAAATAATCGGGCTAAAGTTTCCGTTAGCTAGATTATTATTACCTGATACTTTATCAAAAGCCATTTTTATCGTCTCCTATTATTTATATTAAAATTGATATGAGTTAACTATTTATACGATGCGACCTTCTCTGTGAGCCTTATCGATGTCTTCTTCAAACTTAGCATATGTTTCTGGCTTCATTTTTTTAATAGCTTCCCAAGTCCATTGTTTCTTTTCAGTTGGTGTTTCAGATACTTTAGTTTTAGAAACAGTTTTAGCTGCTTCTTTTTTAGCATCATACTTTACCTTCTTATCAGAAAGTCCTCTGTCATACTTATACAAGTCTATTGCACGTGCTGCAGATTTTGGATTGTCACTATTATCATAGAGCCAAGATTGTACTGTACTATCCTGTACAGAAGCCCAGTCATGGAAATCAGAACTTTCTCTAATTTCTTTAAAGTCTGGATGTTTCTTTGCAAGTTCTACTTCTGCTCTATCTCTAGCTAAAGAAGATTGTTGTTTTTTAATTTGTAACAATTCTTCTTCCATATCTTGTTTAGCTTTTATAGTAGCTTCTGTAGTTAATTGCATAACAGAATCATACATATCAGGGTAGTCTTTTCTCCACTCTTCAAGTTCTTCTTTAGATTTAAAGATTGGTTTAGAAGCAACTAACTCCTTTTCTTTTTTAAGTTTGAGAACTTCATCTTTGTGCTTAGATATTGTCTCATCATAATGCCTTTTTAAGTCGTCATATCGCTTCTTAAATACGGCATCCTCTACTCCTACAGGGCGGTCCTCTTTAGGTTTCTCTTCGTCAAGTTCTTCCTTAGATTCTTCGGTAGCTGTTGTTTCGACTTCCTTGTCCATTAAGTTCCTACTCGGATGCTTATATGGAGTTGGAGTTGCGACATCTTCTGTTGCTGAATTTTCTTCTACAACAGGAGTTTCTTTATTGTCTTGTTCCATTTATTTCTCCTTCGGGGTGCTGTTGGATTCAGGTCGCCCCCATATGCAGGGCCTCTATTGAGAGGGTGGCTGCGTCATTATTCCCTGACCTTGCGTAGGTGCAGGGCTTTCTCCTTGCGGTGAAACTTGTTGTGCTAATTGTTCTGGTTGTGGGACAGAATTTTCCATAATCATTCCGAACTCAGGACCAAATACTTTAGACATAAAATCTCTAAATTGTGGAACATTTAATTGAACTAATAGCTGTCCTTCTTCAGGTGTTAAATTTTTTAAATTTTCTGCAACT